CAAAATAAACAAGAAAAACTTTAAAACATATCTTGATTACAAGAAATACTTGTAATATGATGTTCATCAAGACAACAAAAAGCCCAGCAACTTTCGACAGACACTGGGCTTCAACACAACGAGGTCATTATGACAACAAACACTTCTCAAAACAAGCTAGTCCAAGCGCTAAAAAGCTTTGCTGCATCTGCACTAATTGCAGCAAGCACATTCATCTTTTTAGGCGTTGGCCTAAAGGCTTGTGAAGCCGAACAGGAAAACCAAGTGAAAGCGGCTAAGGCGCATCAGGAGGCTACACGATGAGCATCCAAGCACCGGCAATCCAGTCAATCGAAGTGGTACATGCCGAAGTTCAACTGTTAGAACTGGCGAACGAACTGGTCATGCTCTCCACTGCTGACGATGTTGTTGATGTGAATGACAACCGCATCACCCTGACCTATGTGGGTCGTGGCTCTGAAAGCATCATGCTTTGCCTTGATGGCAAATACTCGGACAGCACACGCATTCAATATGCGCGTGAAAACATGCAGCGCCTTGAAAAGATTAAATCTGACCTTGTTTCGTGGGCTGCTTAGGAGAAGAAAATGAATACATTTGTAAACAACACGGTTCACACGGCGCTATTTCAATCATGGATTGACGCTAAACACAGTGAAGACGTAGCAAGAGCGCAGCGTCTTGAAGTCGAAGCGCAAATTGCCGCAGTGGTCGGTGTCAAGGACGAAGGTGTGACTTCGGTTGAAGACGACCAGTTCAAGGTAAAGACCACTGGCAAGGTGACGCGCTCTGTTGACACGAAAGCAATACAGGATGTTTGGGAGGTTCTGCCAGAGGAAGTTAAGAAGTGCTTCAAGTGGGAAGCGAAGCTCGACACCAAAGAGTTCCGCCACTTGTGCTCTATGCGTGAAGACTTGGTTCCACACCTGAGCAAGTACATCACATCAAAGCCGGCTAAACCTAGCATTTCCGTTGAACTAAAGGACGCTTAATCATGGCGATAAAACTAACAACAACACGCGATAGCGCGAAAAGCATCAAGGTCTTGGTTTACGGCCAAGCGGGTGCAGGAAAGACACGCCTTTCTGCGACCACTGGTGGCAATGCGCTGATTATCTCAGCAGAAGCCGGCCTGCTATCCCTGCGCGACACGGATATTGCAGTTGCAGAAGTGCAAAGCATGGCTGACCTGATGGAGATTTACGATCTTCTGAAAAGCGGCCACCCAGACTTCAAGGACTTTGACTGGATCTGCATCGACTCGATCTCTGAGATTGCGGAAGTTGTTCTGGCCCAAGCAAAGAAAGACCACAAAGATCCTCGCGCAGCGTATGGCGTTCTGTCTGAGCAAATGCAGGAGCTGATCCGTGGCTTCCGCGACTTGCCACGTAACGTCTACATGTCGGCAAAGATGGAAAAGCAGCAAGATCAGGACACTGGTCGCATGCTGTATCAGCCATCTGCACCAGGCGCAAAGATCGGTCAAGCCCTCCCTTATTTCTTTGACGAAGTATTCGTACTTCGCATCGAAAAAAACCAAGAAACAGGCGAACTGGAACGTATGTTTCAGACCCAGCCTGATTTCAATTACCAAGCGAAAGACCGTTCTGGCGCACTGGATTACTACGAGCTAGCCGATCTTTCACTTATCGCAAACAAAATCTTAAACACACCAAACGCATAAAAGGAAACACACATGAACATGCTAAACATGCAATTCGACCAAACAGAACTTAACTCAGCGCCAAGCTATGAGCTTTTGCCAAAGGGCAACTATGCTGCGCAAATCGTCAATTCTGAAATTAAGGAAAACCGCAACGGCGGCAACCGCTTGTCACTGCAATGGGAAATTGTGGATGGTCAATACGCTGGTCGTATCGTTTTCCAAAACATCAACATTAACCACTCGAACCCCGAAGTGGTCCGTATTGGTCGCCAAAATATCGCACAGATATGCGCTGCAATCGGTCGTAACTCAGTGAATGACTCTAGCGAGTTGCACCATCAACCAATGCAGGTTCGCGTCATCATCAAAGAAGATAAAACTGGTCAGTACGAGCCATCGAATGAAATCAAAGGCTTTTCAGCACTAGCACAAGGCGCTGCTGCAAAAACTGGCGGATTCTCGCAACCACAAAGCGCGGCTCAACCGTCACAGGCTGCATCTGCACCTTGGGCACGTAAATAAGGGTCCGACTCATGGCTAAACTAACAATGATTCAAGACGAGCCAACGGTTGCAGCGATCTACGCTGCAATCAAGACGGCGAATAGAAGTTCACACCGCACATATTTGGGCGCGTCTTCTATTGGTCGTCCATGTGCTCGTGAATTGTGGTTCATGTTTCGCTGGGTAAAACGCCCACAGTTTGACGGGCGCATGCTTCGCCTGTTCAACACTGGTCATTTAGAGGAACCACGCCTTATTGCTGATCTACAGTCCGCAGGCGTGGAAGTTTTGGAAGTTGACCCGACCACTGGCGAGCAATGGGCAATTGCTTTCCATGGCGGTCATTTCAGAGGACATGCGGACGGCGCGGCATTAGGACTGCACTCAGCACCGAAAACATGGCATCTCTTAGAGTTCAAAACGCATAATGACAAATCATTTGCAAAATTGCAAACCGATGGTGTTGAAAAAACCAAGCCTGAGCATGTAGCACAGATGCAGGTCTACATGCACGGCCTTGGGTTGACCAGAGCCTACTACTTGGCCCGAAACAAGAACACAGACCAGTTATACGGTGAACGTCTGCACTATGACCAGAAGCAAGCTGAATACTGGATTGAACGTGCCGGACAGATCGTTTTTGCAAATGAGCCACCGCTACCAATTGGCAAAGATGCAAGTTTCTTTCAGTGCAAGTTTTGCGACTTTACTGATTATTGTTACCGCACAGTTTCAGACTTACCAGAGATTATGCCAGAGCGTAACTGTCGCACTTGCATTCACAGCACACCCAAGGAAACAGGCGGCTGGCTATGTGAGCAGAAAGGCTATGAAGTTGAACAGGACAAAGGAATGGTATGTAAAAGCCATCGTTTTATCCCGATGCTTTTCCCTGGTCTTGAATTCACCCATGCAGATGAAAACCTGAATGTCTTCTATCGCTCAAATACGCAAAAGTACATAAACACAGAAAAAGGAATATTACCATGTTCCAATTAAGACCATATCAGGAACGTGCGATTTCAGAGCTTTACGCCTGGATGAATCGCCACATTCAAGACAATAAAAATCCCATCGTGAATATGTGCGTGGGTGCAGGTAAATCAATCGTTATTGCAGAACTGTGCAAACGCGCTATTTCTGAATTTCCGCAAACACGCATCATTATGACCGTTGCAAGCCGTGAACTTTGTCAGCAGAACTTGGAGAAGTTACTGGCAATCTGGCCAGAAGCACCTGCTGGGGTCTGTAGTGCAGCACTTGGTAAAAAGGATCTGGAAAGTCAGATTATCTTTGCCACCATTGGCAGCATTGCAAAGCAAGCAATCCATCTTGGTCGCGTGGATCTGATTATTGTGGACGAGTGTCACAACATCAACACCGAGCAATCTGGCATGTATCGGAAGTTCATTTCTGAATGTGAAAGATACAACAACGGAAAAATACTGGTGATCGGCTTCACTGGCACACCGTTTCGCGGTAATGGCGTTCATCTGCACGATCCGAGCAATGAAAAACGCCTGTTTGATTCAATCGCCACGACTGTTGGTATGGATGAATTGCTCAAGAGTGGTCACTTATCCCCGCTTGTTGTTCAGGATGACACCCCGACACTGGTGGACACCTCATCTGTAAAAGTGGTCGGTGGTGATTATGTGATTTCTGATCTTGATGACTTGATGAATAATGATTCTGTCATCGAGCAGGCCACCAATGACATCATTTTAAAAGGCGCGACAAGAAGAAAGTGGCTGACCTTTTGTGTGACTGTTGAACATGCTGAAAACGTCCTTGCATCATTTATCAGGAAGGGCATTAAAGCCAACATGATTACAGCCAAGACACCAAAGGCAGAGCGTCAGGGCATCATTAACCAGTTTAAAAAAGGCGATCTTCAATGTCTTGTGAACATTGCCACGCTGACTACAGGCTTTGATGCACCAGAGACTGATCTGATTGCATTGCTTCGCCCTACAAAGTCTCCAGTTTTATATGTGCAGATTGCGGGTCGAGGGATGCGTATTGCAGACGGAAAGGAAAACTGTTTGTGGTTGGATTACACCGAAACCACTGTTGAGCAGGGGCCAGTAAACAAAATCACTGGACGCAAGGGATTTAAAAGTAAGCCATCGGAAGCACCAACACGCGAATGCCCTGAATGCCATAACTACATGCCTATTTCATTCAAGGAGTGCAGTGAATGCGGTTATATCTTCCCGATTGAAGAAAAACCAAAGCACGACACGCGATCTGGAACCGCCGACATTCTGACAGGCTTTAAGCCACCAGTAAAAGAGTGGTTCGATGTTTCTGATGTTAGCTACGCCAAGCACACAAAAAAAGAAACTGGCGCAAACAGTCTGCGCGTGTCGTACCACATTGGCGATATTGGGCCAGTAATCAGCGAATGGATTGCACTCGAAAGTCAGAGCCAATTCGCACGTAAACAGGCAAACGCCTGGTGGTTAAAACGCTATATGCCTGCGGTTGATTTTGACTGCATACCTGAAACCGTTGCTGACGCAATAAATGCAAGTGAACTCCTTATGACACCAAAAAGAATCTTGGCGCAAAAGGAAGGTAAATACTGGAAGGTGACCAATTATGAATTCAGTTAGGTTGAGTAATATGCGCAAGGACATGCGTATTCAGATTGAAAAATCAATCAGTGAATACAACCAGTTACCAAGCGGAACCTGCTTTGAATGTGTGTTCATGACAAGGGGTGAAAGCAATGTGTGCAGCAAGTTTAATGCAGAGCCGCCACAGGAATTTATTGACAGCCCTGAATGTGAAGAATGGCGTTTTGATGGCGTCCCAACAGTTTTAGGGAATACGACTTGGGGAGATTTCGACAATGAACTTCCATTTTGAGGTGACATCATGAACGAACTCAAACTTGGCTTAACGTTCCTCTGCTTCTTTGCGACGTTGGTGGTGATGACATGGTGAAGTTTATTCCTAATTCCTTATC